CAGTTCATAGGCAGCAATATAAGGAGATCGTGATAACGTAGTGTCACGGTCCCCGGTGCGCGGTCACAAAGCGATCTTTGCAATCTGCGTCTTGATAATGGTGAGAGCTGAGGCACTGAGGGCTGTAGTCAAGGTGATATACGCGCCCAATGCCGCTTGTTCTGCCGTTACGATCCAGGTGTGCAGACCGGCGGCGGCAGTGCCATTAATGAACGTACCCAAGGTGTTCATAGTGCCGTTCACGACTGTGTAAACGACCGATGGAACACCAGTGTTGTACATAATGTAATTGGAAATGTCATAAGAGCCAGGTCTAGATGCGTAGATTCTGGTCGGGACGGATGAAGACACATACAGCGAATCCTCCAGATTATTGGTAGTGATTTCGCCGTAAGGTTTGGAAGATGTGGTGCCGAGATAGTCGGAGAATTACCCAACTTCTGTCGCTGAAACTGGTTGCAAAAGTTCGAGTTCATAATCGAACCTGAGTTTCCCAAGAGATTGGGCTTGAATTGGAACTTGGTCTGAAAAGATGCACAAGGTACCGACGTCATAAAACAATCGGTCGCCCTTTTCTTGGTTTATAGAGTCCACAAAATATGTGCTCAGTCTGGAAAGTTGTTGAGGGGAGCAATGGAGAGTGAGCTGTTTGTAAGCTGAACCAGACACAGCGCCGTCATACTAGGAAGCTGCGTCAATGGTGGTGGGCACGATTTGTCTGGGGTCTGCGACGAAAATCATGCATACGTCTCCCACTTGTGTGGTTGCTACATACGGAATGAATGTCACACTAAACTTTTTAATAGAATATTTGTCGTAACATCGTGCGATCGTATGCAACCAAGGGAATGTTGTGGGGTTACCAGGGTTCAAATAATATTGTTTCATGAGCGAGAACTTGGCCCCTGTAGCGATCAAAGTGGACTCAACGACTTCACTGTGCTTCACAATGTATCTGTGAGCTCTAGTTTTGGATGAATTTGAGTACGAGACAGGTATGAAATTCTGACGAGTTGATTGAATAACACCCGTCCTAAGAGCATTCACCCTTCTGGGCCTTCTTCTAAGTCCTGATCGAACTTTGATGCGCTGGCCCTGTGCGCGAGATTTGCGTGACTTAACTGTCACCTTTCGTGTGGATTGGTTCTGTGGCATTTTTTTAATTGTGAGGACAGAACAACGTGCTTGTCATAAGGATCTGAAAGGAACCAGTCAACGTAATTCTCCTGCAGTTCGCGCTTATAAAAGCGGTTCATTGCATGAGGATCTGTGGGGTCGTGGTTCGCGTTTTGTGGATGTTGTCTGTTGAAATTCAACAGCTATTCGTTGCTCATCTTCAGGGACTCAACACTTTTTGTTGGGACAAATTTGTTGAATATGTCGAAATTGTGCCCCCACGCCTGTATTGAATGCATTCTCGCTTGCTGATGTTGTTCAGCGGTGAGCTGGCCGTCTGTATATCTGCCCTACATCAGCGCTCTAAGTGGCAGTCGTCCAACTGTGTATCCTCTGTATGATTTGACTATGGCTTTGGACAGAAATGAAACAGTGTCGTGATTTATTTCAGCCATTTTTGCACATTGACCGAGAGAGCCTGCAGTATCAGGCTATCTGACGTATGCCCTAGTGAACATTCTGTGCAACACGTCCTCTTCATGTTGCTGTTCGAACCATACTGATGCATCGTCACCCGAAACCCACACGATAAAGTCGTAAGGTGCACCGAGCATCGCGTATTCTAGATACATCGAAACTCTCAGTGTGTTACCAAATGTGGTCTTGGTAGCATCACCGCTTCGAACTGTACCGTCGATTTTTCCTCTTTCATAAATTTTCCCTTTCTTGTCTCGGACTATATACGGCACATTGGTGAGTGTCATAGCTTTAACAAG